GCCCACCGTAGTAACCAGACACGACAGCCACAGGCTCCTGAACAGGTGCTGCGGGTGGGGTGGTGTAGAGGGGTAGATCAAACCCGCCGACCTTGTGCGTGTATGAGTTCAGGCGCTCGTGTTCTTTGCGCGTCTTGTCGGTCATCCACTCGTCGTGCTCTGCGCTGTACCAACTGTGCGGCTCCTGCTTCTCTGCTTGCTCGATGGCGGTGCGGAGGGTGTCCATCACCTCATCCCAGTCGTGGCCTCCTTTGTCGGGCATATAGTTGCTTTGCACGCAGGATGCAGCGTACTCCAACGCCTCCAGCGCCTGCTTCATTGCTTCTTTGCTCATACCCCACCACCTTTCTTCTTGCAGGGCCAACGGTTCTCCAGTGCGGCCTGAACAAAAATGTCAGCAGGCAGATGGCGCTCTGATGGCACTTTCTCCAACAACGCCTTCACCATGTCGGACATCTGCCCCAGCGTGACCTGACCGGGAGGGATGCAGATCGTTATGCCAGACATAGAATCAGCCACACCAGCGATGTATCCCATTGCTGACAAACGATCATTGCTGAGTTTGTTGTAAAGCTCTTGGCCTGAATACAGGATTGAGCTAGGCTGTGCTTGTACGGTAGAACAAAACAACGCTGTGACAATTAAAAGTTTTTTCATAGCAATGCATCTCCTACGCTGTCACGCTTTTGTTGCTCGTACTGTTTGATCTGCTCTGGTGTCCAGGGTGTTGGTCCAGATGGTGGTGGGAAAGGCCAAGTCATTCCAATGTTCCTTCTTTCATTTGGGTTAGGTAGGATCTGATCCTTTCCTTTGCACCCATGCCATACATTTTTTCCGCTCTTTCTAGCATCCCTCTGACAAACTGGTTGTCTTGAGTTGTTTGCCAAGAACGAAATATCACTCTTGCTTCACCTTGTTCGATTTGAACTCGGTCACCCTGATTTGATTGTTTTTTTCTGTACTCGTACATAGGCGTTTACCCTGATCTCATATGAGGCCAGTTACAGAACCACATTGGCTCTTCACCTGCTCTCTCCACATATTGCTGCGCGTCTGGGAGAAACCACAGTTTGACCGTAGGTTCACCGTTTCCACTACCTTCGTAGTTACGCTGCTTTCTGCAAAGCAATAGCTGGTCTGAATCGTTGTACTTGGCTGATGCTCGTCCAATGTCTTTGACATCATCTTCCTTTTCCTTGTTACGCCAAACCATCCACACGTTGTCTACCAGGTCAACAATCGCACCAGAACCTTTGGTGTCGTACTTGTTGGGCATAGCGTATTCATTGGCTGGTTTACGCAAATGGTGAATCAGGTGAACATGGATGTTGTAGTCACGAGCAATGTTGATCAATTCAGAAACAAAGTTCTTTTGACCAGACATATCATCTTCACCCATGACACAGGTTGCCAAGTTGTCAATGAAGATGTGACCAATGCCAAGCTCCTTCGCACAGTACCGGCACATTCCAATGATCAACTCTTGCGATACAGCACCCATCTGGTCGTATAACCAAAGCTTGTTGTCGGTCCAATAGCTAAACTGGTCAAACAGGTCATCAATCTGCTTAAAACCCTCATCTGACTGAAACTCAGGAGACATAGGGTTCATGCCAATCCACATCCTTGCCATACGCTGTAAGGTTGTGACGGGCTTCATCTCAAAAGACGCAATAGCTACCTTCTCACCTTGGCCCATCAATGACAAAGCAATCTGAGATGTGACCAAAGACTTGCCTGAACTGTTCTGTCCAGCCCACAGGGTTACTTCACCCTTGCGAAACTCAAAGTTGTCTCGCTGTCCAAGCCAAGGTAAGCAGATTGGGTTGACCGTCTTCTTAAGTCTGAGCTTTTCCTTGAGAACATCAGAGTAAATGAATGCGCTCTTGACCTTGGCCTGAGCGTCTGTCTCTTTCATGTAGAGAGAGAAATCAATGGTGTCTTTAATTATTTGCATTTATCTATCATCAATAATATTTGCGTTGAACACCATAGGTAGTTGCACTAGCTCCACCTTTTTCACATAAGGCAGCTATTGCTTGACAACGGTCTATGGATACAGATGTGATGCCAACAATAAGACCTACGGTAAAGCGCAGATCCATCTTGTCTAACGGCATTTGGTAGACATCAACCTCACCAAACTCAATGGGCAGTGTGTTGGGGTGATCAATGATGTAGATAGCAGCAGGAGATCTTCCGGTCATCCTAGCATTGATGATCTCTTGAGAGCCTTTCATCGCATTGCAATCCGTTTGGCTCGTTCAGCCTGTTCTTCAGGGGTGGGGATTCGGTAGTCTGCTGGTCGACCAAGAACACTGTTGGTTGCCCGTTCAGCAGCAGTCAATGGTTTGACAAAACCTTGCTTCTTGGCAACCCACTCAGCTTTAAAAGAAGTCCAACCTCTAAAGCATATTTCTTTTAAGGCATTCTCCATAGTCCATTCTGCAAGCTTTGCTTGTTCAGCAATTCCCGACATGACTAAATCTGTAACTGGAGCTTTCTTGAGTTTTCTTTGCTTTACAAAAGCATCCCAGATTTCTGGAGACACGCCTTCAGGCGCAGAAACGCTAGTTGCTTTCTCTTTATGGTTCTTGGTTCTTGGTTCTTGGTTAGCATCTAAAACACGTTCGTTCGCAATGCGTTCGGTATGCGTTCGCATAGCGTTTGGATTATTCCAACGAGCGTTCGCACTCTTTGCTGCTTTTTCCTTTTTGGAATGATAGTCAGCAATCTCTTTATCGCAACGCTTGTGATGGTGTAAATTTCCATCAATTTCAAAGTAATGCTTGAGAATCAGACGGACATCCTGATCACTTGCGCCCACTTGAAAAGCCAAGCCCTCAGCATCATCTGGCAGCGGTTTCTCGGTGTCGTAGTACATCCAAATTAGGCGCAAATACGCCATACACTGACTGTCAGTCAGACGAGAAGTATCACGGACGAAATCGCCAATATGGTGTTGGTAGTAGTGCATTGAAGCAACTCCGCAAATCTCCCAGAAAGAAACGCACAGCAGGTGGGGAGTTCACTTTTCCCGAGGCTCATGACTTCCTCGGTAGCTGGGTTTCAGATAACTATATCACTTCTTCGGTTCTTCGGGTTTCTTTTTGCCAAAGATCTGGTCCCAGTTGTCACGAAACTTCTGTGGATCAGGAAGTGGACGGGGTGCTGAACCTTTACTCATCGTCTGTCATCCATCGCTCAAATTCACGAGCTTGTTGTTGTTGCTGTTGATAAGCACTGAACCTTGCCATCTCTGACAAGCCCATCTTGTACTCACCGTTTTCGTCTGGTGTCAAACCAGCTTTGGGGAACTCTTCTGCTGCGTTAAAGATCATTTTGCACCTGCCTTGGAATAGGTTTTCATTTCTTTGCGATCAATGCTTTTGGTCACAGCAAAGATCCTCATGCTGGCTTTCTCCTGAGGAGTGAACAGCGATGCTGGCTTTGCTTGCCAATCAAATGGACTTGGTTTGGTAGATTTCATGTAGCTCCTTCAGTTGACGTTTGCTTGCGATCTCTAGTGCTGATGCCAATGCGGCAACAATACCAGTTTCTAAGTCCTCTGGATGCAGCAATGGCTCCAGACGGTCTGTGGCCTGAACAATCAGTTCATAGGCCAATGCGATCTCATGTGTTTGGTGTCTCATAGCGTGAGCCTAACCCAAAAATACAATCCACCATACAGGGTAAACCCCTAGAGAAAACACATAAAAAGATTGATACATTACACCCCTGCTTAACAAAAAGGAGATTTAAATGAATGTTCAAGCATTGAAGACAGTCCGCCGACTGTTTTGTATTAATGGTGTTCCTCGCAACATCCAACGGCACAACTGCCAACAATGGGTCAAGTCAATCCGATTCCTTGGTGACAAATGGCTTCTCGCAACTCCGGTAACAAAATTATGAACAACGTAATCAAAACCCAGTTTGCTGGCAAGAACCCATTCAAGCCACAACGTCAAGTCAAAGAAGTAGATGTCAGCACATTGCGTGTTACCGATGACAAACCCAAAAAACGTGTTGCTCGTAACTGTAAATACGACAAATTGTTTGATGGTCTGGCAGTAGGGAAATCCCTCTCTTGCAAATCAGAAGATTGCGATAAGGTTGCACAGGCACTCAGGTCTTATGTCCGTAGATACAACAAGCCTTGGAAAGTAAAAGGCACGATGTACTACACAAAGACAACAGCCCGTATTTTTGTATTGGAAAAGAAATGAGCCAGCAAGAATTCTACGAAACAGTCCAACGTCAAGAGGAATATATGAAAGACTTTTTGGAGCAAGCAAAAGAAGATCTTAAGGGTGTCCAGTACTGCCCTTACTGCATCGAACCACGTAACGACAAACGCTCATGCTGTGGTGAGAACCACTTCATCGACTTTGAAGACATGGATGACGATACACAGCGTCAAATCATCCAAGACGAATACGATTCTTCATTCAAGGGGTAATGCATGTCTATTGAAAAGCTGCTTCAGACCAACGTAAACGGTCATACAGAGAAGAAAAACAACCTGACATACCTGTCATGGGCGTGGGCTTGGGCAGAGGCTTTAAAGGCCGATCCTGCTGCTACATACAAGGTTGAGACATTTCAGGAACATGGTCAAAACGGTGCTTGCCGTACTGTCCCATACATGCAGATCAATGGCACGGCTATGGTCTGGGTAACTGTGACCTTGTTTGGCAAGCCAATGACCTGCCAACTTCCTGTGATGGACTACAAAAACAAAGCTGTCCCTGATCCTGATGCCTTTGCTGTCAACACTGCCATCATGCGTTGCATGACCAAGGCTCTGTCACTGCATGGCTTGGGTCTGTATATCTATGCCGGTGAAGACTTGCCAGAAGAGGGTGATGTACCAAAGAAGGGTCTAGGTGCTGTTGTAACCCCTCGTGGTGGCATTGGTGAGGATCTTCCACAAGACATTAAAGACTTCCTGCTAGACATGGCAGCAAGTGTTGAAGAATTGGTCAACCAGGGGAAGGCTAAAGAAGCCCTTGCAATGATTGATGAACAGGCATTGGAGGCTGATCAGCGTGTCTGGTTGGCTAACCAAATGTCATCCACTGTGCGTTCTGCACTTAAAAAAGCCAAAATCTGAAAGGTAATACATGGCATACGACAACACCGACAAAGGCTCTTTGTTTACCAACGATAAAAAGGAAACAGAAAAGCACCCCGACTACAACGGCTCTATCAACGTAGGGGGTAAAGAGTACTGGCTGTCAGGCTGGAAGAAGAAGTCTGAGAAAACAGGCAAGACCTTCTTGAGCTTGTCAGTTCGTGAAAAACAAGATGCCCCCCGTCAAAGTTCTGCACCTACCCGTAAGGCAAAGGATGATGACTTTGGGGACGATGTGCCCTTCTGATTAACGGGGCTGAAAGCGGATGCTGATTAGGTGATGTACACACCGCCCACAAAGAGACATCAGTGCAGCGAGTAAGCCCCACCTTCAAGGAAATGTATGGGTTATTTAATTGGATTGGCATGCTTTTTTGCATGGCTTACACACGTTTTCACTTGCTTTGCAGAAGGTCTTTGGGGCTTTCTGATAGCAGGTGCTCTTCTCTTCCCTATCGGGATTCTTCACGGCTTCTATCTCTGGTTTAGATAAGGAAACATCATGTTCAAAATTGAAAAAAACATCCCCCTCGCAACAAAAAAAGCATACCCCTTTGACGAAATGGAGTCTGGTGATTCCTTCTTCATCCCGGTAACAGATGCCAAAAAGATTGGCTATATCCGTGCCCAGATCAATGCAATGAAAAACAAGTACCCAGGCAAGGTCATCTCTACCCGCAAAGAAGAGACAGGTCTGCGTGTTTGGATGATCAGCAAGGAGCAAGCATGAGCTACTCAATGATTGAGATGAACGTCATCCGATGGGGTGAGGATCGTGGCATTGTCCAAAACAGCAACCCCAAAGCACAAGCTAGAAAAACTCAGGAAGAAGTCCACGAGTTGTTTGATGCAATTGAAAACAATGACCGAGAGGCCATGATTGACGCATACGGCGATATTCTCGTTACCCTTGTCATAGGTTGTGCCACTGCTGATTTGGACCTTGTGAGCTGTTTTAACCATGCCTATGAGCAGATTAAAGACCGCAAGGGTTATCTGACACCAGAAGGCATCTTTGTGAAGGAGTCGTGATGGCTTGTGATTCTTGCCCACAACCTCATGTCTGCGAAAGCATTGGATGCTTTTTTGACCCAATCTATGTGTCTGCCCTTGATAAACAAGTATCAGGCAATCACTACAAAGACAAAGGCATTCAACCCATTGTCTACATCCATGCAAACAATCTGGGTTTTTGTGAGGGGAATGTCATCAAGTATGTCACCCGCCACAAAGAAAAGAATGGTGCTGCCGACATCAAGAAGGCAATCCACTACTTAGAACTGCTGCTTGAGTTGCAGTACAAAGATGCTGCTGTTTGATGTTGCCAGATGTGATCCTGAACACCCGGATCACTATTGCCACAACTGCAAGCGGTATATCAATCACGCAAAACAGCAAATGGGCCAAAGAACACCTGTCGTGCTAGTTGAGACAAGTGCTTCTGAAGCCTGTTGCTATATACCGATTAGCCACCTAGAACTTCCAAGGCATGCTTGATATGCTTGATACGATCTTCTAGGCCAATTACGCCGCCATTGATCTTCTTGGTCATGGCGGTGTAGTCTTTTGCATCGGCCTCTTTGTTCAGGCCACGCTTGTTCCAGTACCAGGCAGCACTCAATGCCGCATACTTTGGAGCCAAGATCAAATCAGGCGAATGGATGAAATCCATATTCAAGGCATCACCACACAAAGTGTAGTTGTCCTTGCCGGTCAATTGGATTAGACCTCGGCCTTTGTACAGGCTACCCTCACCTGTTTCTTCAGTACCGTTGCCCATACGACCACCATAAACCTTGTTGGCAATCTTGTCAGGATTGCGGTGGTAGGGCTGTGCAGATTCCAATGTGGGGAAGCGTGAAGGCCAGACACGGCATAAACCTTCAGCAGAGTAGTTCAGGTTCTCTTGCAGGGTCTTGAAGTTGCCAGACTCATGGGCACATTGACCAATGAAAGCAGCCATCCGCAAAGGAGTGTTGATCTCATAGCGCTGGAAAGCCTCATTCAAAGGCTCCAGCCAGTCTTCGGAGATGTGCAATTCTTTGAGTTGTTCAGCAGTAATCACTTTACGTCCTTGTCTTTCTTGTCAGATTTCATGTCCATGATCTTTTCCAATGTTCGCCCACCAAAGTAAAACGACATCACCAGCATCCCCCACTGTCCAAGCAACTCAACATACGACCTGTTTGTGTCGTAATCAAAGGCAGACATCATGGCGAATGTGAAATAGCCCCCCAGAATCAATAGAAGGGTCATA